ACGTGGACACTTATCCCAGCCACACCGACAGTCAAGACCCAGCTAACACTAAGTCTGACGTAATTTATAATGTGCATTGGAAACTAAATGCAGTTGATGATGCTAATAATGATGCAAATGGTAACCCACAATCAGCAAGTGTTTATGGGAGTTTAAGTTTAGATGTGTCTAATTTATCTAGCTTTATAGATTTTAGTAGCGTCAGTTTAGCTAATGTCCAAGCTTGGGTAGAAGCAGGGTTAGGCTCAAGTGAAGTTACAAATCTTAAATCAGGTTTGGATGCACAGATTGCTGAACAAATTACACCAACAAGTGTTTCTAAAGTTATATCAAGCTAATGGAAGATAAAAATTTTTTAGTAAGCTTAATTAACGTAATAGATGTCTCTAGCAGAAGGGGCACTTGGAATGGCAACGAACTCCAATCTGTAGGAAATTTAAGATCAGAAATAGAAAAACGTCTTAAAGAATTAGTTCAGGATCTCGAATCAGAAGAAGGTGTTGTCGAATCTTCTGATCCATCGGAAGCGCAGGAGGAATAATATGGAAAATTTTATAGGGTTTTTAATTTTTGTAGTTTTAGTATTAGGTTTTATTTATTACAAAAAACCAGAAATGATTAAAAATATAATTAGTAAATTAAAAAATAAATGAGCAGAAAGACAGTAAGTGATGTAGCTTGTGAGTTGGCGGTTCATCAAAAAGAATCAGCTGAACGCTGGAAAACCGCTTTCAATAAGTTTACTGATATAGAGCTGAATATTAAAGATTTAAACGGTAAAATAGATCGTGGCCAAACTTATATTATGTTATTACTAGTAGGTCTGCTTGGTGGTGTTCTTGCTTTGGTATTTGAGGTAAAAATATTGTGAGCAATATAGCGGATAATTTAGAAGGAAAAGTTCGACACATGCTAAAAAAGCACGAGGGCTTCGTCTCGCATGTATATGAAGATTCTACTCCTGAAAAATATCTTACTATTGGTTATGGCAGATTGGTTGACCAGAGACTGGGCGGTGGGATATCACAAGATGAAGCAGATTTTTTACTTTTAAATGATGTCAGAAATTGTGTCAAAATCTTAGAGCATCAACTGCCTGTATACAAAGATCTTTCAGATAATAGGAAAATAGTCTTAATTAATATGTATTTTAACTTAGGCAACCGCTTATTTAAATTTGTGAACATGTTAACAGCCTTAAAAGCACATGATTATGACAAAGTAGCTGTAGAAATGCTAGACAGTAAATGGGCAGAGCAGGTTAAAGGTCGAAGTCATGAACTTGCAGATATGATGAGAGACGACTCCTTTCAAGTCTAGATTTGTCTAGTAAAAACTACATATAACAAGATAGAATATATATGAGGTTTTTGTATGACAATCCAAAAATATCTTTTTAGACCAGGTATAAATAGAGAGGGCACCTCTTACGATAACGAGGGTGGATGGTTTGACTGTAACTTAATACGATTTCGTTCAGGACGCCCTGAAAAATTTGGTGGTTGGGCTACAACAACTGATGCCACTTACCTAGGCACATCACGAGCTTTATTTAATTGGTTATCACTAGAGGGCAATAAGTATTTAGGTAACGGCACACATTTAAAATATTACATCAAAGAGGGTTCAAATTTTAATGATATTACGCCTATTAGATTAACGACTGGCGCTGGGGACGTCACATTTGCTGCAAGCAACGGCTCTTCGGAGCTAACTGTTTCTGATACAGCACATGGTGCAGTCAAGAACGATTTTGTGACCTTTAGTGGTGCTACATCACTTGGTGGTTTGATTGTAGCTTCTGTTCTAAATCAAGAGTATCAAATATCAAGTATAGTCGATGCTAACAGTTACAAAATTGTAGCCAAAGACACCTCTGGTGCTACAGTAACCGCCAACGCTTCAGATACAGCTAATGGTGGTAGTTCGGTAGTAGGTGCTTATCAAGTTAATGTTGGTTTAGATGTGTACGTTTCATCTACTGGGTGGGGCGTGGGCTCTTGGGGAGATGGCGGTTTTGGATCCTCCACTACTCTAACAGGCACTAATCAACTACGTTTGTGGACACACGACAACTTTGGAGAAAACTTAATTATAAATCCACGTGGTGGCGGTATCTTTGAGTGGATTCAAGCTAATGGTTTGACTACAAGGGCGGTAGAGTTATCAGGTAGAACAGGTGCTAACCTTGTGCCAACAAAAGCCTTGCAGGTAATTACTTCTGAAGTTGACAGGCATCTTATAATCTTAGGAGCAGATCCTTTAAATACTGCTGGTACAGCTAGAACTGGGGTCTTAGATCCGATGTTTATAGCTTTCTCTGATCAAGAAGACGAGCTGGAATTTGAACCTAAGATCGATAATACAGCAGGTTCACTCAGGCTCTCATCTGGCTCACAAATAGTGGGCGCAGTTAAATCAAGACAAGAAATAGTGATATTTACAGACACTTCTTTATATAGCATGCAATTTGTTGGACCACCTTTTACCTTTGCTGTAAATTTAATAAATCAAGCTACTGGTCTAATCGGGCCAAAAGCAGCGGTTACTGGACCGAATGGTATCTATTTTATGTCTTATGATAACTTCTATATTTACAACGGTACTGTAAGTAAAATACCTTGTAGTGTTTTAAATTTTGTTTTTAGTAATTTTAACAGCGATCAAGCATTTAAAGTACATGCCTTTACTAATACTAAAGAAAATGAAATCGGGTGGTTTTATCCTTCAGCAACATCTTCTGAAATAGACCGATATGTAATATACAACTACGAAGAGCAAGTTTGGTATTACGGTCAACTAGTAAGAACAGCTTGGTTGGATTCGGGGGTTGAAACATTTCCTCAAGCAACAGGTGACAGCAAAATATTCCAACATGAAATCGGTTTTGATGACGATGGCTCAGAAATGACTGGTGTATTCATCGAATCTTCAGATATGGATATCGGCGATGGTGAGCAGTTTACCTTTTTGCGTAAAGTAATACCCGATATTAAGTTCTTAGCAAACTCAGCATCAGGGAATGTAAACTTAGTGACCAAAGTAAGGAACTTTCCTGGTGACTCGCTTGCAACCGCTTCTACTTCAACTGTATCTTCTAGCACACAACAATCGCATATTAGGGGACGCGGGCGCCAAATGGTTCTACGAATAGAATCTAATGATGGTGATGCTGGTAACGATGGTGTTGGGTGGCGTTTGGGTGCAACTAGATACGATATCCGTCCAGATGGTAGAAGATAATGGCTAGGCTCTTGCCAACAAGATTACCAATAGCATCTGGCGATACTGTCTCAACCGAATTATTTAACCGCTTAGTCAGGATATTAGAGCTTAATTTAGGTGGATTTGACCCTACATTCACGCTACAATTAACAACAACGCAACGTGATGAAGCTAGATTAGAGCCAGGCACGCTTATTTTCAATACGACTACGGAAGTATTGCAGTTGTTCGATGGAACACAATTTATTGACTTAACATCACATCGTACTTATCCAACGGGTGTTGCAGGTACAAGTGGTTTAGGTACAGTATCAGTAACAACAGGTTAGTATGCAAGGTTTAGAGAGTATAAAAAAATTAGGCAGGGGTGGCGATACAGAGTTAGCACATCTGCGTCTTGGTGAGCTTGTAGTGCCACCAGAGGTCTTAGAAAAATACAAAGGTCTTAGAGAATCATTAGAAAAAAAACTTAAGAGAGAGGGTTTTGAATACTCCAGTCTGGTTGTAGGTGATGAAGATGTCATCATCAATCCCCGTACAGGTCTGCCTGAGTTTGGTTTGTTTAGTAAACTAAAAAAATCAGTCGGTAAGCTTTGGAAAAAAGTTAAAAAGGTTGTTGATCCTGTCGCACGTGTAGCTCAGTTTATCCCTGGGCCACTACAACCTTTTGCTGCTATATACAATAAAGGTAAATCAGCAATCAATTTAGCCCAAGGTAAAGGTGGCCTAGGTGATTTATTAACTCTAGGAGCAGGCGGTGGAGCAGGAATATTTGGTACGTCAGGAGCGCTCTCACAAATACAAGAAAAAGGGTTAGGTAATTTACTAGGAAAATTTCCAGGCTCTATACAGCAAGGCATAAGCACTTTAATCAATAGACCTTTAGATTCGTTACAAGATTTTGGACAAAAAGTTCTTGGTGCTTATGGGTTTGGTGGACAACAAGATCAACAAAATAAAAGTACAGACATCGGCGGTGGCGGTATCTTTGGTAGTAATTTATTTTCTGGTAAAGGTAGCACGCAAACTGGTGGACTAGGAAGGTTTTTAGATGATGTGCTTGGTATAGATCCTGGAGGTGGCGGTATCTTTGGTAGTCTTAAAGATTCTCTTGATCCAGAAAAAGGCGGTATAGATCCAAAATTTGCAGCTTTAGCTACAGCGTATGGTGCCGCTGCAAAAAAAGCAGCGGAAAAAGAACGAGGCGGTCTACAAGATATAAGAGTAAACTTACGTCCAGATTTACAGCAACAAACATTTAGTAGCGGTTTTGATTTAGGTTTAGTACCTGTAAACCAACAA